TAAAAACTCTTGAGTGGAAGAATGACTCCAAAATGTCCAAGTATTTAACTCCAGACACATTGTTTAATGCGACTAAATTTGAAAAGTACTTAAATCAAAAGATGCCTTCGAGTGCATCAACTCAGCAACAAGATGAAAGGTTGGGATTTTAATGTATCAGGATTATACAGTAGATTCTACAAGCGAACCAAAAATATGTAATAAGCACGGATCCAGGATGATCTCCGCAAAAGTCATGATCAATGGATCCCAGCAATCGATTGACATTTGTCCAGAATGCGAAAAGGAAGGAATCAATGAGTTACAGGAACACTTAAAGCAAGAAGCAACTATCCAGTCAATCCTAGCGAATACATACAAGGTATTTGATCGTAAGAGTATCTATTCCAAGGAGTTGGAAGATAAGACACTTGATAATTACGATGCTGGAAATAAGCGGTGTGAACAAGCTTTGAACTTTTCGAAAAGAATGTTGCGTGACTTTCTGAAGTACGAAACAGGCAATGTGATCTTGAGCGGCCCTCCAGGAGTTGGAAAGAGCCATCTATCTATTGGAATAGCCAAAGCATTAAATGAAAAATTCAAAGAATGCAAGCAACCAAAGAGTGTGCTATTCATTTCGACTTCTGCGCTCTTTTCAAAGATTGAAGAAAGCTTCAATGGTCGAGGAGACTTCACAGAAAGTTATGCTGTGAATCTATTGAGCAATGTTGATTTTCTCTTCTTTGACGATTTGGGAAAAGAAAGTAGCATGAGCGGAAGCCTCAAAGAAGCAAATGAGTGGAGACAACGAGTACTGTTTAAAATATTGGACAATCGTCAAACAACATTCTTTAACACAAACTTATCGAGCAACGATATTAAAACAATTTACAACAAGGCCCTTGCTGACCGAATCTTCAAGGGTGCAAGCAAACATATTTTTAAATTCCCAGAAAATACAGAAAGCAGGAGATATTGATGGAAAACAACAAACTAAAGGATCTAATTTCAAAAGTTCAAAAATGGTTTTATGACCGTAACTTACACACTCAAGAACCCAATAAGCAGTTTCTGAAGCTCTATGAAGAAATTGGGGAGTTGTCGAGGGGAATTGCTGAAAAGGATGAAGAAGTGACCAAAGACAGTATTGGAGACATCACTGTTGTATTGATTGGTTTGACTCTTCAACTTGAAATCAACACAAAAGAGATTTTCCCAGAACAAGAGAAATTCATTTTTTCAGAAGCCGCAAAGACAGAAGATTATTTTGTATTGATGATGGACCAGGCACTGGCATCATATTTCAACCGTCAAGGCTATCAACTTAAAAGCGTAGTACATGAGTTGATGCGAATCTCTCAAATGCTTGATTATGATTTTGTCGAGTGTTTGAATATCGCTTATGAAGAAATCAAAGATCGAACAGGAAAATTAGTCGATGGTGTTTGGATTAAGGAGGAGCGACTAAAATGACAGAAGAAACTTTAAACAATGGTTTTGACAAAGTAAATAAACCTAATCACTACTGTGGAAAGTACGGCCTGGAATCTATTGATGTCATTCGGAACTTTGCAGGAAGTCTGGAAGGGGTTCAGGGATTCTATTTTGGAAATGCTATCAAATATCTTTGTCGATTCCAGAAGAAGAACGGGCTTGAAGATCTAAATAAAGCTAAGAAATATCTTGAGTGGCTTATTGAAGATTTGAAGCGTGAGGATCTTGAAAAGACAGCGATTGTCAAACAGGAGTGATAGTTATGAGATATTATACGAAAAATCAAATGGATCACTTTCGTCAACAACTGCAATTGTTGATTTTAGGAAAAGGTCTCACTCGCAAAGAACTCTCTAGGAATCTATATCGTGGTGAACAGACGATACAAGAATGGATCACTAAGGATGACATCAATCCTGACTATGTCCAAGAATTGTGCGAGTATTTCGGTATTGAGGAAAAAACTTTGATGGGTGATCCGGAAATTCTTGCCGACTATAAGCTATATGATCGTGATAAGTATATCTGTACAGGGACTTTAAAAGAACTGAGCAGAATTACTGGAAAAGATAGTGCATTACTTAAATATTACATCCACTTAAACGAGCAAGGAAGAAATGCAGGACATCTAAAACTAGAAAGGGTAAAAGAAGATGAAACGTAAAATCGATTGGCTAATCATTAACTTGGTATTGCTGGCAGGAGTTACATTGGTAATTGCCATCAATCTCAATTCCAGATTGGTTGAACAAGAAAAAACAATCAAGGATATGCAGTGGACCATTCAGGAGCATGAATTAAGTATTCAGCGCTTTGCTGAACAAAACACTGCACAAGAGGTAATCCTAAACAAATTAAATCGGGAGTACCAAGCGCAGGAGCGAAAGAAAGCAGAAGCAGTTAAAGAAGCCGCTGAAATGAATAATGTTGGAGGATAATAATGATCAACAATGTGACCCTTATTGGTCGGTTAACAAGAGATGCAGAACTACGATACACACCAAGCAATATCGCAACAGCTCAATTCAATGTCGCATGCAATCGAAATTTCAAAAATGCAAATGGTGAATATGATGCAGACTTCATCAACTGCGTGATGTGGAGAGAGCAAGCAGAAAGATTTTGTAATTGGACCAAGAAAGGAATGCTGGTCGGAATTACGGGAAGAATCCAGACTCGAAGCTACGAAGGCAATGACGGTAAGCGAGTATATGTTACTGAAGTTGTCGCAGAAAATTTTCAAGTTTTAGAAAAACGTGATAACACTGCCAACCAGAACAGTATGACTCAACAGATGCCACCTAACTATGCAAATCCGATGGACATTGATGAAAGTGATTTGCCATTCTAAAAACAAAAGGAGAAAAACAATGAAAACTAACAAATTAACACTTTTGACAGTCGCTACTATTGCGACAGCTACACTTGGAATTAAGGGAGTAAATGCCGATGAGTCTGATCGAGGAAACATTACAGGAAATACAACAATTACAGTCGGAGCTGAAAACGCTCGAACTGAAAAAGAAGGGACTATTCCTTCAGAAGTACGAACTGAACACGAAGATTCTCAAATTGGAGAAGGCGATCCAACGGACACAGAAGCAACTAGAGGAGGAGATGGACTTCCGACAAATTTTGAAAAGAGCGGGAATGTGATCCAAGTGACCAATCCAAAAGTGGTGATCGAACAACCAGAAGGAAATGGCAGATACACTCCATTTAAAGTTAAGTATGAGGATATTAAAATCCCTGATAACATTGAGGTAAATGAGGGTGACAAGGTTACTTTTGACTTACCAGAAGAAGTAAAATTCCAGACTTCCTATGAATTTGATGTCCACAATCCAGAAAATGCTGTAGTGGGTAAAGCTACAGCAGATGCAACTACTAACAAGGTGACAACTGTATTTAACGACTACTTTAAGAATCACCCTCTTAACAAGAGCATGAGCTTAGAGTTAGATGCAAGTTGGACTGACAAGGTTGTCCCAAATAAACCAGTAACAGCTAACTTTAACGGAACATTAGTCACAGCTAATGTTGGATCAGAAGGAGTCATTGGTAAAGATGAATTGATTGCAAAATGGGGAGAACAAGACAAAGAAGATCCTACTGTAATTAATTGGACGGCCCGTGTGAACTATGCTAAGCGTGTGTTGAACTATGTGACAATCATTGACGAAATGTCAGAAAATCAAAAGTTAGTTGATAACTACTTTGAAATCAAGAACATTGAAAGTTTAAATCCTTGGGTTGACAAAGGTTCTGCTATGGATCTTGTAAAATCTATCAGCAAATCAGATCATGGTTTTGAAATCAAAATGGATCGTTTGGATCACATGGTTTACTTGTACTACAAGACTAAACTTGTAAATGCGGTTAATGATAGTACAAACCCGACTAACAAGATTGAACTGAAAGCTGAAAATGATGGTGCTGTCTCATATCAGAAGATTCAATTAGTTGGTGGTAAAGGTGATGCTATCGGTGAGAATAAAACAGAGCCAACCTTTGAAATTCCAAAAGAATCTCCAAAAGTGGAGATCCCAGAATTTGAAGGTGGTATTCCGGGAATTCCAGAAGTGCGAGAAAAGCCGGAATACACAGAATCTATCGGAACTGTACCGAATGACTCGCCAGTTTTGGACAAACCAGAATGGCACGGCGGTACAGTACCATTCGATGCTCCTATCTTGGAAAAACCAGAGCTTGAAATTCCAGACAAGCCAGTGAAACCAAGTCTAGATCCAAAAGAAGAACAACCTCAACCAAAAGAAGAACCAAAACAAGATAAGTCAAACACACCAGCCCCTAAAACTGAAACCAAAAAGGAAACGGTGGAAGTGGTGAACCAAGGCGAAGTGGAGCAAGATGAACCAGTTGAAGCATACAGCGCCCCAGCGGTATTGCCTGCGACTGGATCAGACCTTGGATTATCACTTGTGGCACTTGGCATCTCAGTAGCTACGCTGGCATTTGTTTTGAAGAAAAATAAAAAATAATGTGAGGGGGATTATTCCCCCTTGAGTTTGAAAAAAGGAGCGAAAAAATGAATAAGCAGGAATTGATTAAGAAGTATGAAAACGAATGGAAAGAGCACAGTCCCTTTAATGAAACTGCATCCTATGCTTTAATGGTAAAATCCTTTTTAGACCAGCTAAAGAAAATGGACGAACCGCAGAAAGTCACGATACCGCAGTTTGTGGCGGATTGGATTGAACAGAGAAAAGATGAAGGCTGGAAACTGTCTCAAATGTTTTTACAAGCTAATCTGGAAGAAAAATACGGAAGATGGATTGTAGATAACCAAGAAACATTTGCCCGTGCTTGGCTGGACGGCTACGAGGTCGAGAAAGAACTAAAGTATACAGTTAAGATCAAATCTGTAAATCAGTATCTTGTAAGAAATACAGACGAGGATTTCTTAGGCTTTTTACAAAGTAGATTAAAATCGAAATTTACTCGCAAAGAGTTAGAAGAAGCTGGCCTCAGTGATGTGTTTAACAGCCCACTGTTTGAAGTTGAGGAGGTGGAAGGATGAAAAAGCAGGAATTAATTGAAAAGTACGAGGATCTTTTTGAAAAGCTTTATGCTTTTCCAATCGTGACGATCAACGGAATTATAGAAGACTTTAAGCAGTTAGATGAACCACAGAAAGTAATGATCCCATGTTTTATTGCTGACTGGATCGTGCAAGCAAAAGAAGACGGGTATAACATCGCTGGTGCGATCAACGAAGCACCAAGAGGTACGGTTGATGATTGGCTAGAATTAGAAAACGTAGATATTTTCGCAGAAGCGTGGGTGAATGGTTACCATATCGAGAAAGAGAAACGTTATCTTGTGAAGATGAAAAACATGGATAAAGATTTTACGATTTTAAAATTCGATAAAATTAGGGGCAGTTGGTATTTGGGAAATGATACTGATTACAGCTACACGGAAGTCGCACACACCCGCAAAGAGTTGGAAGATGCTGGGTTTGGGGAAGTTGTCAATAGCCCACTGTTTGAAGTTGAGGAGGTGGAGGTATAATGCCAAATTGGGCCGAAGGATCTCTTAAAATGAGAGGGAAAAGCGAAAATGTTGTATCAGCATTAAAACAAATGCTATTAAACGACACTGTGACACTAGAAGATAAATGTGATGGCGCTCTTCTTATATTCAACAACACATCTTCCTATTTTTATATTAATGGGACAAGACGAGCGTTTATTGAACAAAAACAAATAGAAGTTTGGTGTGAAGAAGAATTTTGTATTGTTGAATTAGATAATTTCAAGCAAGCGTGGAGTGCTATTCCAGAAAATTATCAAGAAATTTCAAGTAAGTTTGATGTTGATATTAAAATTTTTACATTTGAGCACGGCATGGAATTCACGCAAGAAATTGAAATTTCTAAAGGTGAAATTATCAAAAACGTTTGTTATGAATATGATGATTATCAGTGGGAAGTTCCATTTAGCAATTTAGGAGGTCGAGGGATGAAAAGAGTTACAGTTACTTTTACAGATGACCTATTCATGCACCTTGAAGCACTAAGAATGTATTATGGCTATAATTCAAGAGCTGAAGTTATCAGAAAGGCTTTAGATGATTCAATTAGTAAGCATTCATCAAGCACAGTATTTGATGCTTATGTATCAGAAGCTAGAGAAATAATGCGTGATATGGAGGGAGATCAATGAGTAGACCAAGAAGATATCCATACACAAGAAGCCAGTGGGAGGAAGAAACAACTCTAGTATGTTTAGGTAATAACACTAGTTTTAAATTAAGAGTAGAGCGCAATAGAATTACAAGTGAGGTAAAACAATGAAAGATTTAATGTTCTGGGGGATGTTTATAGTATGCTTGATAGTTTCAGCTATGACAATTTACATCATGTACTCTCAAGCGATGGTCAATAGAGATTTGGTAAGAAAATACCATGACTTAAAAAATGAATTTTTACATGCTTTTGGCTGGGAAGAATATGAGTGGGCGGATAATTTTAGAGATTATGCACGAAAGGTAGAAGAACTTATCAAGTTTAAAAAAGAAATCGAACAGCTTGAAATTATTAAAAAAGCATTAGAGCTCAAAAGTTTGGAGGAATTGCAAGAGAAGAAAGAACATATTGAACGTGTAATCAAAACATTAGAACATTAAACGAGGACAACCAATGGATCTACAAAACTTTATCTATCTACTACTTGCACTGATCTGGCTCTCTGGTCTGATCTGGGCTAGTGTGATTGCGTTTAAAGGTAGGAAGGATAAGCGATGACTTTAGATAACGTACATATACCAATGCGAGCAAACAGAATTCTATCTATTGCCCAAATAAATAGCAAGCTAGAGATAGCTATACTTGGGGAAGAATTTTTTGAAACAGATGTATACTTTGAAGATCTGCACGATGCAGTGCTGCCATTTGACAATATAAGAGATTTAAAGCGTATTATTGATCATATCATCGATGTGGAGGACAATAAATGAGGGTATATGTTGTTAGGAAATACCATGGACGCTCAAGTTGGAGCGATCCTAAACATTCAGCAAAATATATTGAGAAAGAATTTGAAAACAGACATGACGCACTTGCTTACCGTGAGAGTTTAGGTTTACAAGGAATTGCGGAAGTCTACGTCAAAGAGGCAAATGAATGAATTTAAGAAGCAGATATGGATATTTAATCCTAGCATTGAAGCAGTATCCATTCGAAAAAGAAATCAAGGAACGAATCGAAGAAATTGAAGTACCTTGGAAACCAACAGATCCAAACACAGGGATCAAGAGTAATAAGGTAATGACTCCAAAAGCCCTGGCCGATATCATCAAAAAAGAATCGGATCCAGAACTGCATCGTCTCGAATTACTTCGAGAAGCAATCAGCACTATCAAAATTCTGACACCAGAGAAACAATGGGCTGCAATTAAAGAAGTATACATTGATGGAACTCTAACTGTGGAAGGAGCATCAATCAAATACTTGCACTGTAGTAAGTCTCTTGCCTACAAGGAAGTGATCGAGCCATTCTTTAGTGGGCTTGAAAAGAAAATCTATGAACTGTCTGTGAACACTAAGATTAATATTAATTTGGAAAAAAGTTAAAAATACAGTCGAAAGTGTGGAAAAAATTTAAAAATAAGGTGGTAAAATTATATCATCAGGTAAAACTGAACCGATGGATCCTTATAAAACGGGTTAGGAGTTAGCTCAGTTGGTAGAGCGGTCGGGTTATGACCGGCGTGTCACAGGTTCGAATCCTGTACTCCTAATATCAGCCAAGTCAGCACAAGCTGGCTTTTTATTTTGCCTTGGAAGGAGGTGAGTCGATGAACATTGTGGATCCAATTAGGGACAAAGATGACATCCAAGCCATGAAGGAATATCTGCGAGAATGGAATGAGCGGAACTATTTGCTCTTTTTATTTGGCATTAATTCCGGATTGCGAGTGGGCGACATTCTTCGAATACGAGTAAAGGATGTGCAAGGTTGGTATATCAAAATAAAAGAGCAGAAGACTGGCAAAAGGAAACAGCTCAAGATGACAAAGACTCTTAAAAAGGAAGTCAGAGAGTACATCAAAGATATGCCACTGCATCATTATTTATTTCAGAGTCGTATTGGAAAAAACAAACCATTGGACAGGCGGACAGTTGATTGGATATTGAAGACTGCAGCTATCGAGTGTGGAATTGAGAATATTGGAACCCACTCGATGAGAAAAACATTCGGGTACCATTACTATAAAAAGACTAAAGACGTGGCAATGCTCATGGATCTATTTAATCATTCATCTCCTGCGATCACGCTGAGGTACATTGGAATTAGACAAGATCAACGAGATAAAGCCATGTCTAATTTTGATTTATAGTTATCAATTAGACACAACGAGTAAAATGCTAATTAGTTTTATTAGTTACCTGCTATTCATTTATTTTACTGGTTTTTTTGTGCCGGTGCGAATCAGACAGAATATAAGATATGTCTAATTCAAGAGAGAAAAACAATATAGTTTTCAGAAATAATATAATGAATTTCAGAAATAGATAATTGAAAGTATGAAATGTTACAGAGGATTTGAGAATTGAAAGTAGATGTTTCGACAAGAGAAAGTCGCAGAGAGTTTTATCTTTCAAAATCATGGAGACAATTAAGACTCGAAGCAATGAGTCGAGATCATTTTGAATGCGTCTGGTGTCGAGATGAGGGGAAGGTGACTACAGATAACCTCGAAGTCGATCACATCAAAGAGCTGGAATATTATCCAGAGTTTGCTTTAGATATAGACAATCTTCGTACTCTGTGCAAGGAGTGTCATAACAAGCGACATCATCGCTTCCAATTTCGCAAATCATCCAAACTGCAAAATAAAAATTTTCGTTCTGACGAATGGTGGGGATGAAAATTTAAAATTTTGAAAAACCCAAAGACCCCCCGGTCGAAAAAAATCGAAAAAAATCGGTCTCTGGGAACCGGTGGGAGGGGTCGATTGTCCAAATGCAAAGCACTATTTTTTTAGGGGGAGGGGGCTCATGGAAGAATACTCAGAAAAAAATATAAAAGAATTGGAAAACCAGTTACTTTCCAAAATCGGTAATTTTAGCACACGAAAGAAAGATGCGATTCAGTACGAAAAAGTTCATCGCTATCTCTATCTGGTCCGTCTACTGTATGAGCTGAAAGAACGTCTCAAACAAGATGGATTAGTCATCACCGTCCACAACGGCCAACAAAGATTTCAGAAAGCGAACTCGTTGATCAAAGAGATCAACACCACCAGCAATCAGCTACTAGCAATTGAGCGATCATTTGATTTTGAAGTTGAAAATTCACCAGTCGAGAAGAAACCACCATCGGACGGAAGTGATCTATTGTGATTTCACATCCTCTGATTGATGATTATATCGAACTTGCGGAATCTGGGAAAATCAAAGTCAACAAAGAACGCTCACTCTTATTCAAAATCATTAAAGAAAAAATCTACCCAAGGGATGATTTATATTTTGACAATGTTTTGATTGAAAAATATATCCAGTTCACCGAGAAGAATTTCTTCCCACTGACCAAGTATCAAAAATTCATCACGCCATTTATCTTTCTTTTCCGGAAAGAAGACGGTGAACCTCAATTTGATGAATTTCTTCTTACTCTGGCTCGTGGGGGCGGTAAAAATGGTTTTATGTCCAGTCGGGACGCATTTTTTATCAGCCCTCTCTATCCTGTCAGAGATTACGATGTGACAATCACAGCTAATTCTGAGAAACAAGGGAAGGTCTCATTCGAGGAAGTTTATGAAACTGTCCAGCGAAGAGGACTGGAAGACCATTACTATTTGACAAAGATGTCTATTACAGGCCGAGGGAATAACTCGGTCTTTTCTTATCGGACAAACAATCCGAAGACAATGGACTCGGCTCGTGATGGCTGTCTTGAATTCGATGAAATTCACCAATTCGAAAATGACTCTGCTGTTAAAATCCAGCGTTCAGGGCTTGGTAAGATTGCCCATGCTCGTACCTTCTACAATGGTACCAATGGGCATGTCCGTGAAGGGTTCTACGACAAGATGATTGAGAAATCAATGAAGATTTTGAATGGTGAACTTGATGAGTTTCGCTTATTTCCATTCATATGCAAGTTAGATGATCCGGAAGAAGTGGATGATATGAGCAACTGGCCAAAAGCAAATCCTATGCTGGATGAAACAACTCCTTATGCCAAACGTCTACTGGCCAGAACGAAAGCTGATTATGATGACCTGGAATTGGAACCATCCGGCAGACAAGAATTTATGACCAAGCGGATGAACCTTCCAGAAGCAGACATCGAAAAAGATGTGACCACTCGTGAGAAGTTAATGGCTGCATTGAGAAGCCCTGGCATAGATCTCTCAGGAAGATCTTGTGTCGCTGGTTTTGACTACGCAAGTATCAGAGACTTTGCAAGTGTGGGGCTACTTTTTAAAAATGGTGATGATTTTATCTGGAAACAACACAGTTTTGCCAGAAAGCAATTTTTGGATATGTTTAAAATCAAGGCTCCAATCCGTGAATGGCAGGAGCAAGGGCTCTTTACTATCGTAGACGGTCCAAGTATAGATCCAAGATTACTTGTTGATAAATTGATCCAGTGGCGCAAGTTGTACAATATCGAAATTGTCTGCGCTGATGGATTTCGAATGGACTTGCTGAAACCATTGCTGGAAGAAGCTGATTTTGAGTATGAATTTTTACGAAATCCAGGAGCTATACAGTCAAAGGTAGCTCCAATCATTGAAGATGGATTTGCAAATGAAAGATTCATTTTTGAGAACGACAAATCAATGCTCTGGTATACCGATAATACCTTTGTCAAAGAAGACAAAGACGGGAACAAGAGATTTTTGAAAAAGGAACCGTTGAGACGAAAAACTGACGGATTCCATGCCTTTATTGCTGCTCTCTACAAGAGAGAAACTATTCAAGAGAGTACTGTTGGAGACTTTCTTGACGTGATTGAAGATTGGGAATTTTAGAAAGGACAACAAAATGAACAAACGAATGAAGAAAAAACAATACCTTGAAAAAAAGATTCAAGGACTTGAATGTGAGCTTGCAGTAGTAAGAAAAGAAAATATGGAATTATTGAACAAGATTGGTTCAATCACTGCTGAATTGAATACTTTGAGCCAGTCCGTGAAGCGACATGAAGATATTTGCGTTCAAAATATCTTACAAACAAATAAAGAGTTTGAATCAATCAAGAAGGAATTAAAACTCTCTAAAAAATCTTTCTTCAAACGGTAAAAGAAAGATCCGGGTGGGTGGCAGGCATAAAAATTTAGAAAGGAGGAGGTGCCTTGGGATGGCTAAATTTATTCAAGCGAGAAGTTCCGGAACCAAGTTTTGAATTTGATGAGCTGGAGCGGATCTTTGGAAATCTGCAACTAAAGAGCCTGTCGATTGACAAGGCTGCTGAATTTGTGGCCCGCATCTTTGCAAGGTCTGAGTTTAAGTTCATTGAGAATGGAAAAAAGAAGGCTACTGATTGGGATTATCTGCTAAATGTAAGACCCAACAAGAATGAATCTGCCTCTGAGTTTTGGCAAAAGGCGGTTTATCGCTTGTTGACCAAAAATGAAGTACTGATTTTCTTGACGAATGATGATCAGTTATTGATTGCTGACTCGTACATTCGACAGAAATATGCTGTGTTCGATGACATATTCACATCTGTGAGTTGTCAAAACTATACTTTCCAGAAACCATTCAAGATGAATGAAGTCATTTTCTTGCAATACAACAACAATCGTCTTCAAGAATATTTCACTCAACTCTTCAATGATTATGAAAAACTACACACTCGACTGGTTGAAGCACTTGCACGGAATAATCAAATTCGTGGAGTACTCAGCACTAGAACGAATGCAAGTTTTGACGAATCAAAACGTGAAAAGATGCAACGATATGCTGACGGTCTCTTTAAATCATTTACAACCAAGACAGTAGCGATTGTCCCAGCTCAAGAAGGAATGGAATATTCTGAGCTGACCAACACTACAGGAACATCAAATCTATCCGTAGATGAGCTCAAAAAGCTCCGTAGGCAATTTGATGATGAGGTGGCCGACATCTTAGGAATTCCCACTGCGTTGATGCATGGGGATATGGCTAATCTGGAAAATAGTCAGAAGATGTTTAATAGCTATTGCTACCAGTCGCTTGTGAAGAAAATGAGTGATGGTCTGAACTTTGCTTTACTAAGCAGAAGCGAGTACAAAGACAATAAGCGTCTTGTCATTGTTGGTGAAGGGCAAAGAGACAAATTTTCTCTTGCTCAAAGTATTGACAAGCTGATTTCTTCCGGTTCCATGCTTATCAATGAAGTCCGCGAGGAACTTGGTCTTGAAGCTGTACCGTGGGGCGACAAGCCTCTGATCACTAAGAACTATCAACTTGGTGAGGATGTAGAGAAGGGAGGTGAGAAAGAAGATGAAAGTGATTCCGATTAAAGGAACGATCGTGTCAAACAATGATGCTTGGCTTTATGATTGGCTTGATTGGGAATGTACAGCTCCTAAAAATGTAGTACTTCCGGAAACTGGTGAGGACATTGAAGTCCATATCAATTCGGGTGGAGGAGATGTCTATGCAGGTAGCGAAATCTATACTGCATTACGGGCCTACTCAGGGAAAGTAGTTGTTAAAATCGTGGGAATTGCTGCAAGCGCAGCGAGCGTTATCGCAATGGCTGGTGATATCGTAGAAATTAGCCCTACTGCTCAAATCATGATTCACAACGTGTCATCACGAGTTGATGGAGACCACAACGCTCTACTTCACGAAGCTGGAGTGCTTGAAGGTTTTAATAAGTCAATCGCAAATGCTTATGTTGATAAAACTGGAAAAGCATTGGACGATTTATTGGATCTGATGAACAAGACTACCTGGTTCGATGCTGAATCAGCAGTAAATCAAGGATTTGCCGATAGAATCATGTTTGCTGGAGAAATTGCTCCTACGTTTGCTGCAAGCGAAACTCCAATGATCCCACATGATTTTATTGACAAGATGAAGTCAGCGATGACTCCTGATGTTGATAAAATCGCTGAGCTGGTAGCTAATAAGTTAGAAGCTCGACAGATTGCAAAAGAGACTTTTGAAAATAGTGAATTTGTACAGAAAAGATTCACCCTTCCAGAAAGTCCAGAAAATAACACAAACAAGGCTGTACCTAAAGGGTTCGGTCTTTTTGCATTTTAGAAAGGAAAAATAATAATGACAATGAAATTATCAAACAAATTCAACGAAATTCGTCAGAACTTTTTGAACGCAGTGGCAAATGGTGCGCCTCAAGAAGAGCAAGCGAAACTTTACAATGAAATGATCGAGTCGATGACAAACGAAATGATGGAGCAAGCTCGCAATGCCGCTCATGAGGAAGTTTCAGCAATGAATCCTTATGATGCTAAATTGACTGCCGAAGCTCGTGAATTCTTCAACGACATCGACAAAACTGCTCCTGTAGGAGTAGAAAAACTCTTCCCACAAGAAACCATCGACCGTATCTTTGACGATATGGTAAAATCTCGCCCACTCTTGCAACACATTGGATTGCGCAATGCTGGCATCCGCCTTAAATTCCTCAAATCAACTCAGACTGGAACAGCTCTTTGGGGCAAGATCAATGGGGAAATCCAAGGACAATTGAAACAAGCCTTCAACGAAGAAGAAGCTATTCAAAACAAGTTGACTGCATTTGTAGTCATTCCTAAAGACTCTGAGAAATTCGGTCCGGCTTGGTTGCAATCATTCGTATCTGCTCAAATCACAGAAGCGTTCGCTGCTGCTTTGGAAGCTGCCTTCTTAAACGGAGATGGAGATGGTAAACCAATCGGTCTTTCTCGCACTCTTACAGGTACTGTGGCAGGAAACAAAACAACTTATGCAGAAAAAGAGGCCCAAACTGCGAACCTTACATTTGCGGACTCTGCAACAGTTGTCAAAGAATTGACTGCAGTGTACAAACATCACTCTGTTAAGTCTGACGGCAACCCAGTGGCAGTTGAAGGAAATGTCGTGATGGTCGTCAACCCAGCGGATGCGTGGGATGTCAAGAAACAATACACTTCCTTGAACGCTCAAGGAACGTATGTAACTGCAATGCCGTACAACTTGATCTTGGTTGAATCAGTTGCTCAAACCGCTGGTAAAGTGACTACATTTGTAAAAGGTCGCTACGATGCATTTGTAGGCGGTGGAATCGAGTTTGGTCGCTTCACTGAGACTTACGCTCTCGAAGATTTGAACCTCTACACTGCTAAGCAATTTGCTTACGGTAAGGCTCACGATGAAAAGACTGCTGCTGTCTGGGTATTGAAAATTAAATAATAGGTGGTGACACCGAATGGAAGAAACGAAACAACTTCATCCGCTTCTGGGAACATTCAAGGAGCGGATGAAAATCTTTCATGATGCTGAAGACGGGAATCTTTCAAGGATGTTAGTTTCATCCGAAAAAGCAATTCTCGATTTAACAGGAGCTTTTGATTTGTCAGATTCTCGCACTGAAGAGCTCGTCTTGGAACGTGCAAGATATCTGTACAATGATCAGGTCGAGTTTTTCTTTTCAAACTTTCAAGGAGAACTCCTTGAATTATCACTTCAGAATCACCCAATAGGAGGAAAAGAGTGCTAGAAACAATCCAAGATTTCTTTGACTTGAAAGAAAATGTTGTCCGACACGTTGGAGACATTTTTGAAGTTGATGATGATCGAAAAAACGAATTGATGAAGAAATTACCTGATTTTGTTAAAGAATACGATTTAGTAGCTTCGGACAATCCAAACGAAGATGTAGCTGTGGAAGATGAATAAACCTGAATTTAAATACAAGAAACCAGAAACCAATACAAGCGAATTAAGAACTCCAGTAGAGTTTTATAACTCAAAAGTACTTGAAGGATTAGATGGCAGAGATGTGAGTTTTGAGAAAGTGTTTTATACATTCGCAAAAATCTACTCACCTAGTTTAAAGGATATCGAAATTTCAACAGGAAAATCGATGACTGCAAAGATGACCTTAAAAATAAGAGATCCCTTAACAAGCTATCAACCTGATAATAAGCATTTCGTACAAGTGAATGATCACCGATTAGAAAATAAAAAATGGCAGATCATTGACGTTCGTCCTGACTATGACAACCGTGATTATTTAATTGTTGTTATTGGTGGATCAAATGACTAGTGGTGCCACATTAAGAGGCTTCGATGAAGTCATCCGGAATTTAGAAGCAAAGCTTGGCGATGCGAAAGTGAGAAGGTCTGCGAATAGAGCTTTGAAAGGCGCAGCAACTGAAACACTCGAAGATTTTCAAGTGGCTCTAGAAGTTTTTAGAAAGACCGGAGAAACAATCGAAAGCGCAACAGTCGGAAATGTAACGGGTGCTTTTGAAGGAGTGCCAATGGTTAAGCTTGGTTTTGGCGCTGGATCACGTTGGCGGTTGGAGCATTTGAACGAATTTGGATATGCCAAAAAGGCCCATCCAAGAGGATTCGGTGTTATCCGAAGATTTTCGGAAGCCAACAAAGAAAAATTTAAATATAGGTTAGCAACTAAATTGAAAGGAGAAGGGCTTGGATGATTAAAGACAAGATATCAGAAATATATGATGCTCTGATGAGCGATGAGGAACTTTCTAAGATCACTATCAAATCATTTGAGCGTCCTGAAACCTTACCAACAGATCAGACGAGTATTGTTATTATCCCACTAGGGCCACCTATCCAAAGTGACCAGGGAAGTAATACAAGCTTTTCGAAAACATTTCTTTATCAAATCAATGTTGAATCGACCAACCGAATTGAATGCAAAAAATTGCAAGGGTTAGTCGAAAAGGTGATGGAATCGCAAGGATTCTACCAAATTGCTGGGGGTCTTGATGAATGGATCCCTGAAATCAAACGCTATGCAGATGCCAGGACCTATAAAGGAAAGAGCAAGCTGTATGACGATTATTAGAAAGGAAATTTAATATGACACAACAAAAACAAGGAACTGCTACAGTTGGTTTTAAAAGCCTTACAGTTCGAATTTTGGATGGGAATCAAACCCCAACAGAGGGAGAAAACCTCTTTATCATCCAAGGTAAAAAAGGAGAAGGTGCGACTCAAACCGCAAAAATCTCTGGTCTTGCCGTTGACCCTACAAAAACATTCGGAAGCAACATCGCTTACCATGTAAACAACCGTGGGGTTGGAGATGTCAAAGTAGATCTTGGGCTCTTGGACATCCCAGTAGCGCTTTACGTTAAAGCTCTCGGCTACGAAAACGATGATGACATCCTTGACTTTGGAGCTGACACAGTTTCAAAAGATGTCGCTATCTTGCTCGAATCAAACACTGCAGATGGTGGTGGAGCTTACTACGGCTTCTACAAAGGAAATCTGTCAATGGATGCAATCGATCTTAACACGATCAAAGATAAAGCTGATGAGCTTGCTACCACAGATGTATCATTTGCAGCAGGCGCAAGCACTGATGAGCAAACTAAGAACAAGTACGGTACAATGTACTTTGGTAGCGATGAAGCAAAAATCAAGAAATTGAAAGCTAAACTTGGTATGGCACCAGCAGGATAATAATTGGGGCATTTAGCCCCTTTATTTATCTTTATATCGTTGTAAACCTTTACAATTATTGATATAATAAGTTGTGGAGGTTTTGTTATGAAAAATAAGAAAAATACAGTTTTAATAACATTAACAATTATGATCACTCTAGTTTCCATCGCACTTGCTATTATGCTCGTAAATTCCAACAATCAACTTTCTAAGACACACAAGGAATTAGAGAGCGTAAAGGAAGAGAAGGACAGAGCTGTCATGGTAAAAGATAAGCTCTCTACATACGTATCAAACGTAGATCACGATTTATTTCTGGAAGCAAATGATTTCGTTCTTGGAATGAATTCATTGACTAGCTACAAATTTGGGGACGGAGTTCTTTTCGACAAAACTCAAATTGCTGTCAGCGAACCGAAAAAACAAACTTCCGGAATGCTTGCGATGAACCATGACTCTAAAAGTTTCATCCCAGTAACGGTAACACTGACTATAAAAAATAACGACTCATCGAATATTGAATTCAATCCAGGTAAATTCCTTGCGAGCGATGACAAAGGCAATTATCTTGCTTATGATTCCGTTATGTCTAACGATGATACCGTTTCTGTTCAATCGGATAAAAGTGTCGTCATACAAGCCGGGAAAGAGGCAACCATAGCTATATTTTATGCGATGGATAATGACCATTCTGATAATGATGTCAATAAAATTGAATTTTTAAATAAAACTTGGACAAAATGAAATAAGCACCATTCGGTGCTTTTTTAATTATAGAAAGGCAAACAATGTCAAAAATTACATTTACCATGAAGAACGAAGCTGGAGAAGATGTACTTTACTCTAGTAAAGAAATTACTACTCGTGATTATCGTGATTACCTTGTATTGAACGACTCACTCACATCAGACAAGACAGAAGTTGAAAAATTGGATCAACAATTAGGCTTCATTGCCTCACTATTCGAAAATGTGACAGTAGAGCAATTACTAGAACATACTGATTTTGCTAAAATCATTGAAGTGTTCACGGAAATCTACGCTCATCTTGTGGGTGATGTGGACCCAAAGGGGAAAAAATAGATCCTAAAAATGCATTAAAACGTTTCTACAAATTCGTTAAGGAAGTTGCTGATGGACCATATAACATGAACGTCCATGATGTGATGGAATTAAGCTGGGAAGATCTGATCGGAATTATTGATCTTGATAAAGATCAAACCGAAAATGCGTCTTTAGATCTAGCTGACATTTTTGGAGAAATGGAAGCATAAAGCCTCTTTGGGCTTTTTTGTTTGTAAAAGGAGGAAAAATGGCAGGTGGAACGCCACTAGGACAAATGTACATCGAACTAGGGCTGGACGTGTCAAAGTTCAATCCTAGCTTAACAAGTGCAAAGAACGCTGTGAAGTATTTCCAAAATAATGTCAAAGCGCTCGATAGCACATTGAAAAACAATGGTAAGAGTACTGAACTCCTCAAAGCCAAATACAAGTCTTTAGGACAGGCCATTGAAGCGCAAAAGAAAGTACTCGATCAAATGAAGCAGAACTTCGATAAGCTCGATCCTGGATCTGCTAAATTTGACAAAGCTGCTGCTGATATTGAGCGAGAAAACGCAAAATTGTCAGCAATGGAAGGACAACTCTACAAAGTAGAGCAAGCCTTGAAAGCTGTTGGACGTGAAAATAGCTTTTTTGGTAAAATGGAAAACTTTGGGAAGAATCTTGTTAAAAGTGGAGATAACATACAAAAATTTGGTAAGAAAGTCTCTGACTTTGGAGGAACATTAACCAAAGGTGTGACAGCCCCGTTGATTGCAAGCGCAGGATTTGCAGTTAAGGCTGCCGTAGATTATGAGTCTGCTTTTGCCGGAGTTAGAAAAACGGTTGACGCTACTGAGGGCGAATACAAGAAGATGTCAAATGCTATTCGGGAGGCATCTAAGACGATGCCAGCGAGTGCTGCGGACATTGCGAGAGTAGCGGAAGCGGCAGGTCAGTTAGGGATCAAAAAAGAAAACATTGTTGACTTTTCGAAAACCATGATCGACCTCGGTGAATCTACCAACTTGACTGCTGATGAAGCCGCTACCGCAATGGCCCGTTTTGCAAACATCACTCAGATGCCACAATCTGAATTTAGACGACTAGGATCAACCATTGTTGACCTCGGAAATAATTTTGCAACAACTGAATCTGAGATTCTGGAAATGGGCTTACGTTTAGCAGGTACAGGGCATCTGGTAGGATTGACTGAACCGCAGATTTTAGCAGTAGCAACTGCTATGAGTTCCGTGGGTATTAACGCAGAAGCAGGGGGAAGCTCATTCTCTCGTGTCATGCAAAAAATCAACACGCAAGTCCTTTCTGGTGGTAAAAAGCTAGAATTATTTGCGAAAGTATCTGGAATGAGCGCTCAAAACTTTGCTCACGAGTGGAAAACAGAACCTCAAATTGCCTTACTAGCATTTTTAGACGGATTGAAAAAAGTTAAACAGTCCGGAGGGGACGTAACCCAAACTCTAAAAGAGTTGGGGATTAAATCAACTCAAGAAGTAGATACTATGCAACGTATGGCCGGAGCTGGAGACTTGTTATCACGAGCCCTGAAAACTGCAAATGGAGCGTGGAAAGAGAATACAGCCCTCACGAACGAAGCTAAAAAGCGCTATGAAACGACAGAATCTCAATTGAAAATCTTTAAAAACCAAATTACTGATTTAGCAATTGAATTTGGCGGACCGCTTCTGAAAGCAATGAATTCCGGTTTGCAGGCTGCAAAACCTTGGGTCCAAAAATTGGCGGACATGGCCAAGGCATTTAGTGAAATGAGCGAGTCTCAGCAACAAAATATTATTAAATGGGGATTACTTGCAGCAGGCGCAGGCCCAGCCTTATCAATCCTCGGAAAAGGTATCGGAGTCATTGGTGGTATCACTAAAGGTATCGGCTTCCTTACTCAAGGTATTGGTAAAGTCGGTGGTGGACTTTCTATTTTAGGAAAGACATTCCAACTATTTAAACAGGGAAGCAGTCTTTCTTCTGCATTTAAAACCGCAACAACCGGCATCACTGCAACTAGCACTGCTGCAGAAGGTGCAGTAGCTTCTACTGGTCTATTAGCAAAAGGGATTGCACTGCTTGGGAACCCTGTCACTTGGGGAGTCCTAATAGGCGGTGTTGCTGTTGGTGTGATTGCTGCAGTAGCCAAAGAAATGGCAGACGCAGACGAGAGGACTCGGACCTGGGGAACATCGGTAAACAAGGTCCAAGCTGAGGAATTATCGAAATTAAAAGCTAAAATCGATGATGCCCATCAAGCAATGATTGGTTTTGGAAACGGTGGATCTCAAGCCGTTGAAAATGTCCGTAAGAGTGTCCAGGGACTTTCGAGCGATTTGCAAAAAGCAATCGATAAAGATCTCCAACGTACTCAAAAAAATCTTGAGAAAATTGGAGCTTCAGAGGAAGTCCAAAAACGTGCTGTAGCACAAGCGGAACAGCAAAAGAAAAACGTCCAGACAATGACTGATGAGATCATCCAGATCTATCAAAATGCGTCTGACAAAAAACGTAAGATCACTCGTGAAGAACAAGCTCTCATTTACGACTACGAGAACCAATTTATCAACAAACAACTGGAAATGCAGAAGTTCTCTGCAGATGAGCGCACAGCCATCATCAAAGCGATGAATGGTCAAATCAACGACTTGAACGAAACCCAGCTAAGGAAAGGTTCCGGAGTCGTTGCTAAATGGTTGAAAGATGAGATCAAACTTTACGAAGACCAGACAAAAGCTTTAAAAGAAGAGTATGACAAAGGAACTCTCAATAAAGCTGAATATAACCAAAAAATGGAAGAGTTAAGTGCTCAACATAAGTCCAAAATGGAAGCATTTGGCCGTGAGTATGCCGCTCTTCAAAAGAAACTGAGCGAAAAAGTCCCTCTCAATTTTGGCGATGACCGACAACGTGACTTGTATTTTAGAGAGTTACGAAAGAGCTGGGCCGAACTTGGACTTGATTACGATAAGATGATGGCTAAGGCAGATCAATTTGCTGACATTGTAGGTCGTTCATCCGGTCTTGTGGCTAAAAGTGTCCAGAATATGTCACAAGAGACAAGAGATGCGAATCTCTTGTGGAACGGAATGGTATTTGATCCTAAAACTGGACAAGTCAAGACAAATGCTCAGGAAGAAGTCACAAAAGCATTGCAGGCTGAGAACGGTTGGGAGAATATGCAATTTATTCTCAAGCATGCCAATCTTGAAACAAATGCCAAGATGACAATCGGTGAAGCATTGGTTGAAGTCGGTAAATGGGACAGCCTAACTCCAGCAGAAAAAGAATTAGTCGTAGGCAACAATCAAGGTATGCAAGCCATCCTTGATAATAAAACATTGTTAGAACAATACAATGCTATGCCGGCAGAAGTTAAAGAACTCTTAATGAAGAATACCGACTTTCTATCATCTGGCGAACGTGCGACTGCGATCATTGAACGTTGGAATACACTCACACCAGAGCAGAAAGAGTTAATCTTAAAAGATGCTGCGAGCGATAAGGCTGAACGTGTAAAACTGGCAGTTGATTCGTTAACTGGTATGGCTCATGTAGTCAACTTGGATGCAGAAGACAAGACTAAGAGCGCTATCGCTAGTGCGATGTCTAGCATTTTAACACTACCTACCGACCATAAGACGGACTTGATTGCAACTCCAGACGGTGTAACGCTTGGAACTAACCAAGCAATGGGCGCTTTAGGATTATATAACGGATTTAACGTACCAACAAAACAAATTACCGCTGATCCAAGCAATGCGAATAATGCTGCACAGCAAGCGATTAACAAACAGCAAGAATGGAATAACACTCCAAGCCCTGTTAAACCACAATTAGGTGATCCAACTGGTGCTATCACTGCTGCACGACAAGCGATTGATAATCAAAACGCTTGGAACGCTACACCAAGCCCAACTAAGTCCATAACAGGCGATAGCACTAGTGCGGTTAATGCTGCGAACAGTGCTACCAATGCTATCAACGGTATTCCAACAAGTCACCACACGACTATCACAGCTACAGAAGTAGTAAATAAAGTGATCAACTCATTCTCCCGTGTTTTCGGACCAAGACACGAAAAAGGTACAAACTTCCACGAAGGTGGTCTTGCAATGGTTAATGACCAGCGAAATGCAGTCTATAAAGAAATGGTAACATTACCAGACGGAAGCTCATTTATACCAGACGGACGGGATGTTGTACTTAACTTGCCTCGTGGATCAAAAGTATTGCGAGCTGATAAAACTAAGCGACTGATGAAAAATCTTGGTTTTCCAAGATATGCGACTGGTGTTGGCATCCCGGAAGATGCCAAATTCTTGCGAGAAATGAAAAAAGCCAGCCAGCAATTTTTATTTAAAGAAACATCCACAGGAAATAGCTACACTGGTGAAAATATCGTTGCTGAGATCGCAATTCTGAGAGCAAGTTTAGAAAAGATCCTTACTGCTATCCTTGAAAAACCGTCAGAAACGTACCTGGACGGTGACATTTTGGCACAAAACAGCTATCAAAGATATTCTAAAATCATGGCGAGGGAGGGAATCTAATGTTTAACATGATTATAAATGGATTTGACACTGGATCAATCCCAAACTGCTATGTGACAGATTTTGGAGAAGACCAGACGGCAACACCAAGGGTCGAATCAAATACGATTTATGGAGCCAATGGAGATTATAATCTCTACGATGGAGCTTATGACGGGTACGATAAGACAGTAATTCTATACGTTGTTAAGACAAGCGAAATCGAAATGATTGTCAATCAATTCAAACCAGAGGAAAATAAAATAGAGTTTAGTCATCGACCAGGCTCTATTTTTTATGCTGATTTTCAGAGCGCATCCTTTAAACAAAATGGCTTGCATGCTTGGACTTTAGAAATTAAGTTAAAGATGCATCCATTCCGTTACTTAAATAATGATGCTGTAGTCACTTTGGCAGGTAACGGTACAGTAAACAATCCAGGGACTGTATATTCAGAACCCGTCATCACAATCGAAGGCAATGGAGATGTATCTCTCACTATCGGGAAGCAAACCATGCAACTCACGATTGATACAAAAGCAACAATCGATTGCCGGCATAAAAAACAAAATGTCTATGACAAAAATGGAAATCTGAAAAATACATTGAGAAAAAGAGGTGGTTTCTTCGAAATTGCTCCAGGTACATCCGGTATTGCAGTTTCAGGTACCGTCTCAAAAATCACAATCAAAGGGAACTGGAGGTATAAAGTATGATCTATCTGCAAGAGGGAAATTTTCCTCTTAATGAAGCTTTTAGCTCTGAAATTGTCCAAGAAGCTAACAGCACCTATCAGCTTACCTTTAAATTTCCAACCTCAGACCCCAAATGGGCATCGTTAACTCCAGAAACAGAATTAGTTGCTGATGATTTGCACGGAGAACAGTACTTTACTATCTTTGAAGTCGAGAAGCAACACGGATATGTTACTGTATATGCTAATCAAGTAGCAACATTACTCAATGGTTATTCTATCAACAAGATCAATGTCGATCGAGTGAATGGAGCAACCGTAATGAATGCGCTTGTTGCCGGGTTCAAACGAGAAACACCATTCACATTCTTTTCTGATGTGATGTCAAAACACACCCTTAATTTAAAAGATATCTCAGCGATGGAAGCTTTGGCCAAAGACAAGCACTCCATCGTTGGGCAGTGGGGTGGAGACCTTGTCCGGGACAAGTACAGCGTCCGATTGCTAGAACATGGTGGAATCGAAAACGAATCATTATTTGCCTACAAGAAAAATATGAAGTCGTTCCAAGAAACAAAATCCACCAAAGAGTTGAGAACACGGATCCATTTTAAAAAGGTCATCGAAGCGCACGAGGAAGGAAAGAAAGATCAGATCCTAACCGTGACCATTGATAGCCCACTGATTAATAAATACAAGCATATCTACGAAGCAGATATGGAAGTACAAGATCAGGATGTAGTGGATCAAAAAACGCTTGAAGAATACGGCAAGCGCTATTTCCGTGAAACTCTGTGTGACATGATCGAAGAAAGCCTTGAAATTGATGTTGTAGGCCAGGCAGATCAACCAGTACACATGTTTGATATCGTGAGCATCTTTCACGAGGGCTACGATGTCGATTTGCGAAAAAAGATCACGAAATACAAGTTTAATCCAATGAGCATCAAACTTGTCAGCATCGGATTTGGTGAAGTTGCTAGAAGTTTAGCAGACTCTATCTCAGGCATGGTCAACGATTCCGTTGATAAGAAAATGAAGTCTTATGATGCAGAATATGAAGCGAAAGTGCAGAAGCTCGTAGATAATGCTAATGCTGAGTATGACAAGCAAGCAAAAGAGCTGGAACATAAAATCACAGATGGCATTGAGCAAGCAAAAGCACAAGCTGAAGTAGTCAAGCAGGAAATTTCGGCTCAAGTAACCGACAAAATCAATGCAGCAAACCAGGCTAACAAAAATGAAATTGTGGAAGAGTTTAAAGCTCAGTACAATGGCATCGAAGTTAAGATGCAAGGTTTGAAAGCTACTACTGATCAATTAAAGACTAGCGATGCTGATATCCAGAAGTTGATCAATGATTTCAAGGCTCAAACGCAAAGCCAATTTGTTGGGATTCAAGGCGCACAATCCAGATTTGAGCAGACGACTGAAAAAGCTATCTCCGACCTCACTAATGTGGCCAATGGCAAGGCTGATCGCTCTTATGTCGAGCAGACAGTGAATGGAATTAAAGAGCAACTTACCTCTTCGAGAATCGGTGGGCCTAACTTAATTCGTGATACTGCTTATAAAGAAGGTACGAAGTATTTTGGCAGCACCGGGATTACAAAAATAGGGAACCATCCATTCTATTTTAACGGCTCAAAACCAATACTTATTTTCTCCAACAATGACCGAACCGAAAAAGTTATAAGTTCCAATCGGTTTTTGTTAGAAAAGAATACAGATTACACTCTTAACTTTAGAGGATTTAACAATTCAGCTTTAACATCTTATGATGTTTTCGTTCTTGGCAGACGGAATGGTGAAACTCAAGGCTTCACTATTATCAAACAGTTGATTAATGGCAAGAAATTAAGCATTAGTGACCTAGAAAGTGTATCGGTCCAATTTAATTCTGGAGATATTGATAATGCCTATTTACGTTTTGATAATAATGGAACAAATGGCGGTCAGTCCGATTTATATATTGCAGAAATTGACCTTTATAAAGGGACTCAAAAAAGGCCGTGGCAACCAGCCCCTGAAGATCAAGAATATTTAGTAACACAGGCGCAAGCCACTTTTGAAAGAACCATCCAAGGTCTCTCGACTCAATTAACACAATTAGAGAGCAAAGCTGGTCCAAATGGCGAACTCGAACAGCGCATGCTGACATATTCTGAAAAAGCTGCTGTTGATGCCCTGAAAGCAACAAGGCAGATTCTAGAGCAAGGCTACATAGCAAAAGCTAAATATGAGGAAGATGTAGCTGGAATCAATCGAAGATTTGAAAGTGTTGCGACCGATACAACACCAGACAATCTTATCAGATTTGCGGACACATTAACTGAATACAGTGTGTCCAATAATAATAATAATAATAGACTTTCAAGGCCGGAAGACGGAATCTTCAAAATGAAAATTGATGGGTCTCCGTCCACAACATGGCTAGGACCTTGTTTTCCAATCTATATTGATCGCATTTTGCAAGGTGATGTATACTCTATCGCATTTGATTACATGATCAAATCTGGTGTAGAGGTAGACAAAGGCCTAGCGTTTGCATTAAAAAACCATTCAAACAATACTGCCATATTTGGTCAAGGTTTTGCTGACAAAAATACACCGAAAGATAGATGGATTCGAGCAGAATTCCATTTCACTGCCAATCGTGATTTTGAGTTTAACAAAACAGGAAATTTCCCATTCTACATCTATGCTATCAATAACGGAGAGTTTTGGATACGAAATCCAATTTTAGTCCGTGGATCTAAGATTCCAGCATTTAGGCCCAGCCCACTGGATAAAGCTGGCACTTCAGAGACTAAAATTGAGTCTAAGATTGCCGAATACAAACAGACCGTAGATGGGCAATTCACAACAATCACCAGCCAAATTGGTGATATGGTGAGAAAAACGGATATCCAAATCACACCAAGTCAAATTTCCTTCGGTACTGGCAAGAGTATTAACGGAAGAACGATCAGCTCCTTAATGGTACAAGAGCCAGAGTCTATTGCTTTAATTGCAAAATTGATTAAAGTAAAAGGGGACATGGTAGTCGATGGATCTATTTTGGGTCGTCACATTGCAAGCGAGAGCGTGGAAACTGGGCACATGAAGGCTGGATCAGTTACTACACCGGTTTTGGCTAGTAATGCAGTAACAGCAGACAAACTACAAGTTGATTATGCTTTGATTCAGAAACTGCTTGCTAATCAAGCGTTTATCAGAGAATTAATGGCCCAAAAAGCTTTTATCACGCAACTAGCTTCGATTGATATTTCTGCAGAACACGTCAAAGGAGGTAGGCTGAGTGCAAACACGGGCTCAACTGTATTCGATTTGGATAACGGAACGCTGAATCTGTATTCAAATACAGGCACGATTCGAAGAATTGATGATACAAACTCATCTCAATTTATAAAATTGACGAAGAGCGGATTTATCGCAGAACAATTTCGTGATTCTAATGCCGCCTTGATGGTAATCGGGACGAATCATAACAAAGATCCAAAAGAGGTAGAACGACACGACAACGAAACATTCGCTGGCATTCGGCTCTGGTCAGGTAAAGGGAGCGGTAAAGAAGAAAGCCTTACAGAATTCGTGGGCGACCGGGTACTTATCTATAATAACGGTCGCTATCGTAGTCCTTGGAACTTCCACGGAAATACAAATGACGGGAATGCCTATTTGATACCGATGAACCAAAACAACGTTAAACACTATATCGGTCGTGGTGACTTTTTCCTTGAAGGAATCTATTCAAAACATTTCTATATGAGTGGTGGACGAGATATAGGTCAGTATCTCTGGGATCTTTTGACTTGCTTTGGTATCATGAAACGTTATGGGCAGATTAGTGGAGCCGCTGGCGGTCACGTTCAAGGTGTGCTTGATAAATATGGATTTAGATAAGAGGTAATTAAATGAACGAAAATACATACATAGCAATCATCACTGATTTAGCTAACCAATTGGCTAACAAATCAATCAATGAAGCTGAGTTTAAAGCTCGATTGACTGAATCACAGAAACTTGTAGCGCAACTTGCTCAGGAAGTTGAAAGCTATCGCTCAGTCTTAGAGTCCGACAAAGACTTAAAAGACCTGTTTGAGGAAATTAAAAACAAAAACGAGGTAACTAAATAATGGATTACAAAGTACAATTTAAATCATACGATGCAGTAGCTAACACTACCAAGGTAGCAATCAAACAAGACTTCCCGTACCGTGTGTTCGAGGAAATTTTGCCAACAAACCGCATGACTGAAGATGATGTAACACTTGTTGAAGCAGTATTAAACATCGTGCGCATGGAACTCGATACATCTGGCGCAGTCGTGGCAATCAAGAAAGAGCTAGACAAATCTGTCGAAGCTAATAATGATGCTATCGCTAAGATCCAAGCTCTTACCAAGGACAACGAACAAAAAGCAAACCAAATCCAGAAGATCAAAGAAGTGGCAGAATGGAACGTTTTAGCCCGTGTGACAGACGTTGAAAATCCACTTGATCCTACTGTATTTAAACGTGGTCTTGAACTGGTAGAACTTGGTCAATCTGGTAAGACTTACCAACCACAAGAGATCTTTACAGTTGAAGATCCAAGCCACACAGAAGCTTTCGGAGAAGGCAAGCGTGTCATGGTTCAAGTAAACGAGCCATTTACTTACCAAGGCGAGACCTTGGATCAATTGAACAGCCTTCACCAAAATGGTAAGATCGGCATCTGGAAATGGACTAAACCAAAAGAAGAGAAGGAAGAGAAGCCAGGACAACCTTCTGGAGACCTTGAAACTCAACCAGTGGCCGCAACTACACCACAACCAGTACTTTAATCAGGAAGGGGCGTGATCTATGATCCACTTTACACCAGAGGACATCAGCATGATCATTGGATTTGTCGGTGTCCTCCTTGGAATTTACGGTAATTTTAAAGGAAGTGTCGTAGCGCAAGAAAAACGCATGGTCGTTATCGAAAAAGACATTGAAAACATGCGTGACTTTCGTCTAACAGCAGTGAGACGACTTGACAACCACGATGAACAGAATAAGTCTCTATTGATCCTCGCAGAGCAGGTCAAAGCCTTGAGCGAGGATATGAAGGAACTTAAAGCATTGATTCAAAATAAAAATAATTAAGAGGTGACATCATGAAAATTAACTGGAATGTACGTTTAAAAAATAAAAACTTTTGGCTTGCAATCGTTCCAGCGCTTGCATTGCTTTTTCAAGCATTCGCAGATATCTTTGGTATCAAATTGGAATTCGGACAAACCATTGATAAAATCTTGGTATTCGTCAATGTGTTGTTCGCCTTCTTCGTTTTGGTCGGAGTAGTCAACGATCCAACTACTGCTGGATTGAGCGATTCAGAGCGTGCTTTAGGTTATGAAGAGCCTAGCGAAGATTAATATGTTTTTACTGGCTACTATCTATTTTTGGATAGTAGCCTTTGATTTTAGAAAGGAGCAGTAATGGCTACTTTAAATGATATTTTAGGATACGCTGAGGGATTGGCAGATGCTGGCACTGGTGTATCTATGAGCCAATGGGGAATGCAATGCGCTGCACTACCGAATGCAATCTCTACTTACTTTTTCGGAAAAACTCTCTGGGGCAATGCTATTGATCTACTCAATTCTGCCCGTGATTTAGGCTATGAGGTGGAATACAATCAAGAGGGGAATCTCGATAGTAAGCCACGGGCTGGTGCAGTATTCGTTATGGATACCACTTACATTTATGGTCACAGCTATGGCCACACTGGTATAGTCATCGAAGACTCAGACGGGTATACCATGCGGACAATCGAACAGAATATTGACGGCAACGCAGACGCTCTATACGTGGGTGGTCCAGCACGATATAACACCCGTGATTTCACGGGCATCGTAGGCTGGTTCTACTTCCCTGTAGATGACCAACCAGCGCAAGTAAATACTATTGAGCCGTCAGAGCCTCTTACAGTTGATTCTGGTGAATTTAATCCAGAGACTGGCACATTTACAGTGGAAGTCTCTGCGCTCAATGTACGTGCCTCTGCAGGATTGTCTGGCGAGATCGTAGCAGTATATACCGCAGGCCAAGTTATCAACTATGATGGCTGGATCGACAATGACGGTTATATCTGGATCACATACATCGCAGGGTCTGGTAATCGAAGATATGTTGCAGTCGGACAATCTGAAAACGGACGTAGAATTAATAGCTTTGGTTCATTCGCTTAAAAGGAGATGAATTATGAGTATTAATTCAACAAATCTAAAGCAATTTGAAGGTGGTGCAATCGTAAAGCAAGGCGACTCTGCCTCTCTTTTTGGTTATGAGTTGTTGGATGAAAATATGCATCCAATCAGTGATTTAAATGGAAAAAATGCCACAATTAGGATTTTTAACCAAAAAGGAAAGGCTACATTTGAAAGTAAAGTGGATAAATCCAGAGTCACTTTAAAAATCGAAAAAGCCCTTCCGATCGGATCCTATCTGGTTGAAGTCGTTTGCGGTGGCTATATCTTCCCAAGTGATCGCTCAACACGTTTAGACGTCACCCGTTCAGCAGATGAATTTACAAGCGAGGAAGTATTATCGCTTGTAAAAAATGATGTTAAAACTGAAATTGACAAGTATATCGCTGAACATCCAAACGGATCACAAACGGAAGAGTTGCCAGACCTAACAGTACTATACAATCTTGCAAAAATTTAGAGAGGAAAAATTATGACTTTAAATACTGAAAAATTAACATCATTTGCTCAAGCTGTCGGTAGCGACATCAAGGAAATTAAAACCACACTTGCAAGCAAAGCCGACAAGTCAGAACTTGGACAAGCTGGAATCACACAACAACAACTAGACACGGCTATCGCTGGTGTCAAGACTGCCATTTTAGGCGATGGAGTACCAGAAGAATTAGATACTCTCAAAGAGATCGCTGACCGTATCGCAAATGGTGCAGGATCAGCAGACCAAGCTATTGTGTCTAAAATGACAGAGCTTGGCCAAAAATTCACTGACCTTGAAAATACTGACTTCGTACAAATCTATACAACGGCTAAAAATACCCTCTAAGGAGGTGCTGAATGGATAAATTAAAGAAAGCTATAGAATCCATTGGTCGTGATATTGGGACGCTTCAAGCTAATCAAGGCGGAGCGTTGCAAACTTCCAAAGCTTACGAGTTGTTTCCAACGTATGCCACGTTACAAGCGCAGATGACCACGAATATCAAGGAGAAGCACGTAGACCTCGGTCTGGACGCTCTCATCGATACAAAATTGCAAAACGGTGGCGATCCGTTTATCACAAGATCCAAGTTACCAACGATTGACACAAGCCAGCTTGCTTCGAAAAACGATCTTGAAGAGTTGAAGCGTTCAGTCGGTTCTGGTGGTGCTAGTGGCGAATTAAAAGGCCAAGGCTTTCCATATGCTCTAAACGCAGATATTGGTACAATTTATACTGATACGACAGCTAAAAATGGGGCGGTTAAATGGATTAAAAAGGCCAATGGAACTGGATCTAACGCTTGGTCTGTATTGTTTGGCGATGTCAAAGTTAGACCAAGAAATATCAACTCAAATCAAGCTAATGCATATGTCGAGTTTAGACGTATAAACTCCACGGTTGAGATCGGCTTTGGTGGCCTCTCTTGGGGTTGGTTTGGAATCGTGAGACGAGGTGCGCCCGGCTACGTTCCACAAGGCTCTGACCGTGAGCGAAACGTGGTGATCTTAAACGTCGGCGGTATACCCGTCGGTTTTCGTGCGACCAGCTCAAAACTGGGTATTATGACGAATGACAAGGGCAAGCGCCTTGGCACTTTTTATTTAGGCGGGCCTGGCGACGGCAACCAGCTACGCTTACAATTCGATGACCCAGTGCCAACAGATCGTGATATCGGAGACTTGCGGTTTACTGATATGTCATATATCACAGATGACCCGTGGCCAGAAACTCTATAATACATAAGACACACACCCCCTCAATTCGAGGGGGCTTTTTTTATTGTGCTTATAACGGCAATTATTAAAATTGTCCGTTGTAACCTCAATCGAATGACTATGTTTTTTTGATTCTCTGCTATAAGCAATGGGTCTTTACATCAAAAAAAGTGATGATTAAATAACCATCACTTTTTGTTTTTTAACTGATTGGCGTATTCTGTCATTTTAATTGCGTGTTTCAAACGCATATTCATAATATCAGAAATACCATTCTTATATTTGTCTACAGCTTGGGTGGATAATCCACAATTTTTACTAATAGAATAGGCTGTGGCATTTTCTAGCAGCCATTTAATAGCATTGATATCAACTAACATATTTACCTCACAAAAAACCAAATGATCACTACGATCAACAGAAGCCCTAAAATAAACTCAAGTTTTTCTCTAGCTGTGGTTTTTTTAACATTAAATTTTACTTTCATCACGATACCTGTTATAATTAAAGCAAGCCCCACCAAGGGGCGGATAGTGATTGCTCACTATCCGAATTCGATGTGCCACTCAATGCTTATGATGAACAAGTTGATTTTGACTACTAGCTTATTCGTCTTAGCTTTGATTGGCTTTTTTCTTCGCCTTAACATTTATTTTTCCTTTCTTTAGTTTCCTTGTCTAAGGTTTCCTCCTTAACCTTATGTATATATTATACAACTAAAGTTGTATTAAATCAAGAGATTTTACTAACTTTTTTAAAAAAAAATAAAAGATTTTTTCCTATTAAATAGCTTCATTCTATATCTCTTTTATAATTAAGCTTGAACTTTCTTGGAACCTATGCTAAACTAGTAATACAAATGATGAGCCGTGAAAGTTTTAGAAGTCAGTACCTAAAACAGACCCTAAAACCTAAAAACAGCTATATAATTGAGTTTTAGAAACTCCCACCGGCTCCATATTTTTATTCATGGAAGATTACTCAAGAGGCTTAAGAGGCCGTGTTGGAAACGCGGTAGGCGTGTAAAAGCGTGCGTGGGTTCGAATCCCATGTCTTCCGTTGTTGAGACATCATTGTGTAGCAGTGGTGTTTTTTTGTACAAAAAAGAGTCCCAAAAATAGACAAGTGAGGGAGGAGAAAAAGTGATTGCACAGCTAGATACCAAATCAGTCTATACCTTTATGGAAAGCCTTGTGACTATAAAAGACTATGTCCAAGTGGCTAAAAGCATGGGGTATGGCGCATTGGGAATCATGGATATAGATAATTTATATGGTGCTTATGAATTTATCGAAGCCTGTCAGGCCCACAAGCTCAGCCCCTTGGTCGGTTTAGAAATTGGACTAGAGGTAGACAATGAAACAATTCCGTTTCGGATGATCGCTCTGTCAACGAAGGGCTACCAGAATCTGATGAAGATGTCGACCGTCAAAATGATGGGGAAGAGCAATTGGGAGGATGTGAAGCACCTAACAGAAGGAGTAGCAGTCATTGTCCCAGCGCCTTTTGCTAGTGGAGACTTGCCGCTTGGTCTAGATTACTTCATCGGAGTTTTTGCGGATACGCCGGTCCAAGAGTTTAGCCACCCTGTGCTCCCTCTTCATACTGTGCGTTTCTTTGAGGTGGAAGATGTGGAAGCCATGCAGATGCTGGCAGCCATCAAGGACAATCAAAGCTTGACAGAAACAGGACCGATTGACCCTACAACAGTCCTAAAAACTCCTCAGGATTTAAAGAGTGATTTTGCAGAGCGATTTCCTCAAGCCATCACAAATCTGGAAAAACTAGTCCAAGGGATTCAATATGATATTGACACCCAGTTGAAATTGCCTCGCTTCAATCCTCAGAAACCAGCTGTTGAGGAACTGAGAGAATTAGCCCAAGCGGGTCTTCTTCGAAAGAACTTGACCAGTCCGGTCTATCAAGAACGTCTGGAGCATGAATTAGACATTATTCACCAAATGGGCTTTGATGATTATTTCTTGATTGTCTGGGACCTTCTTCGTTTCGGACGGAGTCAAGGCTATTATATGGGAATGGGACGTGGGTCTGCTGTAGGCTCACTGGTAGCCTATTCCCTAGGGATTACAGGGATTGATCCTGTGGAGAAGAACCTCCTCTTTGAGCGCTTTTTAAATGTGGAGCGCTACACCATGCCGGATATTGATATTGATATTCCTGATATCTATCGTCCAGAATTTAT